AAGAACTTTATTGTGATCATAATCAATTAAGTGTATTACCTGAACTTCCTAATTCACTTCAATATTTATTCTGTGGAAATAATAAATTAAGTGTATTACCAAAACTTCCTAATTCACTTCAATATCTTTATTGTCATAATAATAATTTAACTACATTACCAGAACTTCATAATTCAATTCGTTGTATTTCACGTGATAATAATAAATTTATTAAAAAAATAATATATATATATTTTATAAAAATGATTTATTTGTAAAATTTTTGTCTAATTTAGAATAACAAATAAATTAAAAAATTGATTTCAATTGGGTTTATCTTATATTTTTTATTTTACACTACTAATATTTTAATATTGAAAATTATAATAAAATGACAATCACAATTCAATATTTAGATGATACCCAATTATATAATTTTAATTCATTTTCTGAAATTAATGATTATGATAAAGTTACTTATATTGATTGTTCGAAAAATCAATTAAGTGTATTACCTGAACTCCCAAAAGGACTTATAGAACTTGATTGTTCGGATAATCAATTAAGTGTATTACCAGAACTCCCAAAAGGACTTATAGAACTTGATTGTTCGGATAATCAATTAAGTGTATTACCAGAACTTCCAAATTCACTTAAAGAACTTTATTGTTCGGATAATCAATTAAGTGTATTACCCAATCTTCCTAATTCGCTTAGAGAATTTGATTGTGATACTAATAAATTAACTGTATTACCTAAAATTCCAAATTTACTTTATTATTTACGATGTTCTTATAATCGATTAACTGTATTACCAAATCTTCCGAATTCCCTTACACATCTTTATTGTGAGTGTAATAAATTGGTTATATTACCAAAACTTCCTAATTCAATTAGAGAACTTTGGTGTTATTCTAATAAATTAAGTGTATTACCAGAACTTCCCAAATCACTTAGAGAAATTTGTTGTTATGGTAATCTAAAATTTTATGAAGTATTCAATAAAAAAAAATCTAATTATTTATCTAAAATTATTTATTTGTAATTTTGTTGTTTATTTTTTGTTTTTAATTAATATAAAAAATATTTTATAGAATGACAATCATAATTAAAAATATTCCTATTCTAGATGATAATATAATAAAAAATTGATTTAATTTATATATATTATTAATTAATGCCTAAAAATAGTTTATGAATTGTTCCTTCATCACTTCTCTTCCCAATTTATAAACAATATATTTTTAGGTTTTTTTATTTACATATAGTTAATTGTTTTATAACTAACATTTTGAATAAATAAACTTTATTATATTTATTAATTTAGATTATTTGTAATTTATTTAATAAGAAAATAATAAGAAAATAATAAGAAAATAATAACAAAATAATAAGCAATTGATATATGAGATAAAAATTGAATTGACTAAGGTATTTTAATAAAATTATATTAGAAAATTATAATATTTAAAAATGATTATTAAAAATATCATTCGACGATTATTATCAACAAATCAAAACAAATTGGTTTTACATCAACAGAAAGAAGTTAATTTAAAATATAATTTAGTTAAATTAATTCATCCGGAACAGAAAAGATATATAATCGATATTAATACTACATTTGATAATCCAAATGTATATTTAGCAACAAAAATTTTACCAATTCGTAAATATACATCTGGAGAAACATATGAAAATAACAAATTAAAAAATTATAAAATTATCATAAATAAACCATTTACATTATTTACAATTTCCCAAAAAGAAAATGAAAATATATTAATTAATCAATTTCAAAGTGAATATGATGAAATGTCAAAAGTAAGAAATCAAAACATATCTGATATTAAAAAATGTGTTATGGATTCATATACCGTAAATATAGGTTATAATTATGTATTTCGATATTCAACATATCCATGTGATCCATATTATCATTCATTATATAATCAAGAATTCTTTCTCGGATCATTAATTACTCAACACCGCACAGGATGTTCAATTATATCTAAATTAAACAACGGAATGACTCTTCAAGAAGGTGGTACAACTTATCACACATGTGAAATATTTTTCAATCAATCTGGAACATATTATTTGATTGAATATGGTAAATATATTAATAATAATATTGTAATTACTGAATTTATTGTAAAAAATAATTAATTAATATTGGTTGATTATGTATAAACATTATTAATTAAATAATCATTTTCTGTGATTGTATAATGTAATCTTTGATTACGTTTTTTTTCTCTAAAATAATAATATGTTCCAATACCAAAAATAATAAATTGTTCAAGACCCGCAATCATAAATGGAATACTAATTGATAAATTTGATTTATTTAATACGATCTCAAATATGAAAATAATTAATGAACCAGATGCTTGAATAAAAAGTGTTATCGGACTCAATGAAATAAAACCTTTACATTTATATGTAATATAAATTTGTGGTGTCCATGTTATTAATGTTAATATACATGATGTGATGTTCAATATATTTCCATATAAAATAATATGATGACTAATTATATTTGTTGAAACTAATAAGAATGTAGCTGTTAAACCAATACATATTGGAAAAATGAAAACGTATATTATGAACCATAAATTAATATATTTCGGGGAACGTAATTCACTAATATTATAAGTTTGTGATTTATTTAAATATATAACAAAAATAATATAAAATATACTTGAACATATCCAAATTGAAAATAATTGTATAATAGGAAGAAGAGTCCCAAAACATTGATTATTTGTTAAATGATTTTGATGACAACAAGTCCAAAAATGAGCATCTAGAAGAAAAGTCCCGTAAAAATTACAGAATGCTGATACACTTCCAATGAACATACTTATTGAACTAATCCCAATTACATGTTTTTGTTTTATTATTTTATAATATTGTGGAATGTATGATATTATACCTAGAATTAATAATATTATACCTATAACAAATACACTTATTGGTTCTGTTTTAGGACAGTTTTTTATTATACTGTTATTGTTAAATATGTAATTATAATCCATGATTTTGATTATTATTATTTATTTGTCATTTTCAAAATCAATTTTATATTTCAGACCATTTTAGATCATAATGTATCATGAAAAATTGATTTCTAGACTAGCTAATATATAATGATTATTTAACAAGTAAAGAAGTCTCGATACCAGTTTTGAAAGTTCTTTCAAAAAGAAGATGTGTCTTGATACTCTTGTAATTGTCATTATTGTTCTGATTGATTTGCTTCTCTTTGCCTCATCTTTTGCCTTTGGAATCACTAACATTGTGATTGGTTCAAAGTGGGAAGATTGTCATCTCGACAAGGTTGATTCGTATCTAATCGCGATTGGTTCTCTTGGTTTGTGTTATGCTATTCTATGGGGTGGAAACAAGACAGATTCGAGTAAGAAGCATGGAGAACAGAGTGACCTTCAAAAATTGGCTGGATTCGCAATTCTTGGACTTCTGATTTGGGGAACAACAATCTTTTATGATAGTGAACAAGGAAATTGTCGTTCTTCTTATTACAAGTATGCGTATTATTATACGTTGATTTCCATGTTTTTGACTGTTGCTTACGTTTCTATTCTAATTCTTGGTTTCGTGATTCCAATTTGTTGTTCATCACTGAATACTACATCATCGATTTCAATTACTCTAAAGAATACCACGACTCATTCTGGAAATACAAACAATCAAGACAATAGTGAGACTAAGCCTACAACTCAAGATTCGATTGTTTAATTGACTTGAATTATTTTATTTTTTGTTTAGTTTTTGTTTAGTTTTTGTTTAGTTTTTGAAAAAGAATATAATTATGTCTGGATGGATGTTTTTTCAAAAAATTGATTTACAATATATATTATTATTTGATATTAACTATTATAAAATGAATAATATACGTGTAAAAATTATAGATTTTATTGATTATATTAAAAAAGAAAAAACTATATATGAGGTGATTGTGCTATTCTGTGGATCATTTAATTTATTTGTATTCATATTTAGTATTGCCGATATGATAGCAGGAGCTAGTTGGAAAAATTGCTATTTGAAATATATTGATATCTATCATTATTTATTTGGTTCATTTGGTTTTGGATATTTAATATTTGCTTCATGTAGAAAAATATATACATATGTATTGTCAGGAGTATGTATTTTAGGTGGATTTTGTGTTTTATTTTGGGGAATGACAATTATATATGGAAGTGAAAAAAAAGATTGTGATGTAGAAGCTTATCGATATCTTTATTATAGAACATTAATAACCCTTATTATCTGGTCAGTATATTTGATAAGTTTAATTGGTGGGTTTTTAATGTATAATTTTATAACTGAACGTAATCGTAAAATAGCAGAAATAAATGTGATATAAATTCTAGGAAAATTGATTTATTTAATAAATTAATTATATTTTTATTTAATTATATTTTTATTTAATTATAAATTTATTTTGAAATGGTTTCTGATCGTATGAGACGTTCTATGTATCCAGATTACAGTTGCATTCTTTGTTTTGGATGTTGTACTTATCTTATTTTATTTACAAATATATTATTTGGTATATTTGATATTTTATTAGCTTCTGGTGTATGGAATTCAAAATCAAATACTTCTAGAACAGATTTTTTAGAAATATGTCATGATAATAAAATAAATTTATATTATTATTTATTAGGTTCTTTATCAATTAGTCAGACTCTTTTATTTGTTTTTGGTTGTGGGAATAAAATTATCTATTCGATTGGTTTTTGTTGTTCTATTCCACTTTATGGAATAATGATTTGGGGAATGATTATTGTTGATAATATTAAAAAATATAATTGTGAAATTGATGGTTATAGACTTTATAGACCTCTTATTGTATTTATTGTATGGTCTATTATTATTGGTGTTATTATTATTTTCTGGATATGTTATTTTATATGTTTTATTATTGATGTTTATCTAGATGAACAAAAAAATAATAATCCAAAAAATATTATTCTAGAACATAATAAACAAAAAAATAATATTCAAATGAATGATTATACAAATATTATTCTAGAACATAATGAACAAAATAATAATATTCAAGAAGATAATAATACAAATATTATTCCATTACATGATAAAAATATTATTCCAATGTATGATGAAAATAACATTAAACTTCTTTCTGTTGAATTTTGTTAAAGTGTTTTTTTATGTTTTATGATTAATTTTGTATATATATTTATATTAATTTTCACGAATAATTTAAAAAATGAAAAAGTTTCATTAATGATGAATAATAAAAAAAAGATATTTTACACAAGCACCGATAAATAAAAATTTGAATTACGATTTTCTTACTTTTACGTCAACAATTAGTTTACATAATATTTCTTATGATATCTAATATAAAAGGTTTTGATTCTGATACATGTTATCGGTTTACTTCATATTTTTATTCGGTTCTGATTGGTTTATTAATTATTTCTAATTTTGTATTGGCAATTATTGATATTGTCATAGCTTCAAAATGGAATACTTGTCATTTAGAGAATGTTGATAATTTCCTTTATTCTTTTGGTTCGGTGTATTTAGCATTTATTGTTTTAGGTTTAATTTCTACAAACAATAATTCACTCATATATAATATTGCTATTTTGGCTGGATTTGGTTCATTTGGAATTTTAATTTGGGGAATGATAATCTTTTATGATAGTCATCAAGGTGATTGTTATCATAAATATTATCAATATGGATATTATCGAACAATTATTATTATGTTCTCTATTATTGGAATTCTTGGTTCAGGTTTATTGTTCCTTCTAAGTGCTTATATCTATGAAAAAATGACAAAAGTCCCACTAACAATTACATTATCACCTGTGTTTGTTAAATCTTTATTACAACAAAATGAAAAACTTACAAATTCAATGGATAAAAAATTAAATAAACCTAACGAAAATGATTCTAATACATCAATTGTATAAGTATATGTAATTTTTATAATTATTAATTTTTTATAATATTATAATAAAATAATAAAATAATAAAATAATAAAATATGTCAATTCCAAATTGTTTTTCACAAAATGGTGTGCCTTTGTCAATGAATGAATTCTTTCCAACATTACCGGATAGATTTCCACCCGTTTATTTATGTCAATTTTCAAGTAGAAGTATACATGATAAACAAATTTCAGAACGTAATCAACCAATAAAATATAATTCATATTCAGATACTAATGGAAATATAGATAATGAATATTTTAATTTAACAGGAATTGGAGATAAACAAAAAGGATATTCTAGACATATAGATGTTGATTCTGAATTAAAGAGAATAAATCATTATGATGATAAATGTTTTTATGATGATTATAAAGAAAATCCACACAATAAAAATACAGATTTGAATCGTCATAAAGATATTTTAGTAAAAGATTATCAAAAATCGCAAAAAGGAACATTTAAAGATCCCGAATATAATAATCCAAAATGTTTAAAATTCAGTTCAACTTTTAAAGAATCACAAAATAAAAAATTAGATGATCCATATCAACAAGTTGAATATAATTTTAATAATGATTATTTAAAGGACTATCCATGTCAAAAAGTCTGGAATAATTTAACTAAACGTTATGGATTAGTAGGAACAAATTCTAAAAAAAATAATTTAGGAGGTGAATGTCTAGAATCTTCAATAGATTATAATCGCATTTGGATATAATAAGTAATTTTATTTAAATATTTATATTTTACTTTTTTTATTAATTTATTATTCCAAAAATTAAATATTTGAAGTGAATTTGGAAGTTCTGGTAATACAATTAATTGATTCTCCCAACATTGAAGTGTTTGAAGTGAATTAGGAAGTTCAGGTAATACACTTAATTGATTATATGCACATATAATTGCTTTAAGTGAATTGGGAAGTTCTGGTAATATACTTAATTTATTACTTCCACACCAAAGTGTTTGAAGTGATTTAGGAAGTTCAGGTAATACACTTAATTGATTTGCTCCACAAGAAAGTATTTGAAGTGAATTAGGAAGTTCAGGTAATACACTTAATTGATTTTCATTACAAACAAGTTCTTTAAGTGAATTTGGAAGTTTAGGTAATACACTTAATTGATTATTCCAACAATCAATATAAACAACTTTATCATAATTATTAATTTCATCAAATGAATTAAAAATATAGTATTTATCATCATTTTGATATTTAATTGTGATTCTCATTCTAGAAAATATTTATAATTAGTTTTTACTAAAAAATAGTATAAATAAAAATTAAAATCAATTTTTTTTAATATATCTTTCTAGACAAAAAATCATAAATAAATCATTTTAATAAAATATTCATGATTTATTTTATTGATTAATTTATTATGATTACACATAAGTGTTTTAAGTGAATTAAGAAGTTCAGGTAATACACTTAATTGATTACGATAACAATTAAGTGTTTGAAGTGAATTCGGAAGTTCTGGTAATACACTTAATTGATTATTCCAACAATAAAGTGTTTGAAGTGAATTAGGAAGTTCTGGTAATACACTTAATTGATTATTATAACAATAAAGTTCTTCAAGTGAATTAGGAAGTTCAGGTAATACACTTAATTGATTATAAATACAATAAAGTTTTTGAAGTGAATTAGGAAGTTTGGGTAATACACTTAATTGATTATTCCAACAATCAATATAAACAACTTTATCATAATTTGTAATTTCTTCAAATGAATTAAAATAATATACTTTATAATTATTTTGATATCTAATTAGGATTTCCATTCTAGAAATACTTATTATTAGTTTTTACTAAAAAATAGTATAAATAAAAAATAAAAATCAATTTTTTTAATATATCTTTCTAGACAAAAAAATCATAAATAAATCATTTTAATAAAATATTCATGATTTATTTTATTGATTAATTTATTATGATTACACATAAGTGTTTTAAGTGAATTAGGAAGTTCAGGTAATACACTTAATTGATT